GTGAAATAGATTAAAGATAGTTTATTCACATATCAAGGTCTTCTAATTTAGAAGCCAGCCCACTAAAGGACCAACTAATTATCCTATGACTAACGTGTTATAGATAATACACCAGCTCGTGGAACACCTCGAGCATACTGCCAGACGGCTGCAGCAGCACGAACGGCAGTACGGAACATATTCGGTTGTTCCGCAATGTAGGTGAGATCATTGTAAAACCCAGTCCAATTACGATGAGCAGCCGGAGTAGCAGTAACAACTGGATTACTGTTCAATCCTGCTGAGACTACAGGAGTTCCCTCTAAATGATAGACATATTCGATCAAAAATGAAGGAATGGTTGTTGAAATCGGAACACCCTCCCAGTAAAAGCAGATAGCTTCTCCACCTTGACAGGACAAAGTGTCATTCCAACCATAGGTACCGGCAACGCCAGCACCAGTGGCTGAAGTAACAAGATAATCCTGACCAATTGAAGTTGTAGCCGTATATGAATTCTGATTAAGAGTTGATCTATAATCGTAGACAATCGGATTAACCGGCTTGCCCGGAACAATAAGATCCTCTTGGTACAGATCGGCGCAGGCAAAAACCTCACTATCAGGAACATTCATAATAGTCGATGAATTGAAAAGTAACGTATTCGGAAAGCCAGTTGGCTGAATAAAAGCGGTACTATTATTACCCATAGCGACATTAGTTAAAGCTCCAATTGAGAAGTCTTCGTTAATACAAGGAATTTTAACAATGACAAAGCGACCTGTACAGGTCGATTGAGGTTGCTGTTGTTGTATTCGGATACCCCACGAAACAATACGGGCTGATGAGTAGATAGCTGAAAGATTAGCGGCATTACAAACACCGTAACAAGAAGGATTTGCACCAAATTGTACAGCACTGGTTGTAAAGGCTGAGTTACCACCATTACATCGATTTACATCGAGGAACGAGTAAAGGAGATTTGGATAGAAAACCAAACCACCTGTCGAAACAGCATTACCAACTCCGCCAATTATAATTTCACCCTTTATGCGTGAAGTTATAGTACCCGATGTCTGACCATAAGCTGGAACACGACAACCATCTGAGGCGGGGTCAAAAGGATTAAGAATAGCCGCAGCAAAAGCACTACGCGATCTTTTCGATTGCATAGGGCCACGAGATATCTTAGGCTTACGTTTACTGCCCTTCTTAGAAACAACTAAACTGGATAAAAGATTAGTCATTTGGCTCAATTTTTTTGATTGCTGAGCTGCAATCTGTTTTGAACGGTTAACGACCGTTCCACGTTTCTGATTAGTTCTTGGAATGATAGATACGAGTGCGCAAGCGCTTGTTGAGGAATCATTAGTTCACACAACCAAGGGGCAGATCTACGTCCATAGCGATCTTATCTTATAAGGCGGTCCCAGACACTAAAGTCCAACGCCGGCTCAACTTTGTACCGCAGCACGCGTGTTGAGGTCCTACCTAAGTACGCGATCCAAACCAATCTCCTTAATCATCGGACGAAAATCTGGTAAATTCATGGTTTGGTTTTATGTTACAGTTTACTGGTAGTGTCGAACAACTTCCCAGGCTTATATACAGTATGGTGTTTAGGGCCACCGGCCCAAATTAGTTTAACGACTTCACGGTCGCCCAAGCATAAGGTGATTTTTTATCATTTTTTATTATTATAATAATACTTGGGTATGTACAATTTAAACAATATATACACCAGAGGGATACAATGTTAAAGAAAAGTGAGGTCCAACCCACCAGACGGTAACAAAGAATCTAGTTCGCTACATTCTACAACTGGAACAGGCTCCAAGTCATGTAAAACATTTTCTAACACAAAATCAGTATGAATCAGATCATCTAAACTTGGTATGTACTCTAATGATGAGGGCTTGGAGAAGAAGATTGTTGGTTTTTTATCAGTAAGAACTGAATATTTATAACGATCATCCATACTCATATTCCAATATGGGTAAATACCCGACATTGAAAAATCGATTCCCTGTACACTACCAAGAACCTGGTTAAGTGGACCAAACTTTAGTCGGTCGCGAACCTTCAAACGGAGCTGTCTCATAGGGACACCATAATTTTTTGGAAACTCCGTTATTTTACGAAATGTGTCATCCAAAGTAACCATGATCTTAAGATCACGTTCTTTGAGATTATCTTGTTCAAGCGCAAATTCATCGATATAGTTTTCTGATTCTAATCGAGAATAAAGTTGATAAAGACGTTGTGAATGTCGCAATTGTGACTCAGGGAATAAGTTATTTCCTAGCATAAAGGTTTTCACCTCTTTTGTTAAGATAAATCCTAAACCTCCTAATCGACGCGGGACAAAACAATTTAGTCTAAATTCTGATGTCAACTTCTTCAGTACACCGTACTGGAAACGATTGAACATACAATGAGCGAATAATGGATTGATTGCGTTGGGGATAGTTAGATTATAAAAATCCCAAACAGCGAGGGTTCTTTGGTCTTTCATATCATAAACTTGTTTTCCTTGACCTATTAAAAGACCACAGTTTAGATAATTAATTTTTGTAAAGACTCCTTGACGATAACTGTACATCTCTGTATTAATCGTAAGAACATCATCATGAATATAGTTTTTTCCAACGGATAATTGAAAACCAACAAGTTTAATCTTTTCTAACCAAATCGAATACATCTGATCATTTGAACGGAAGAGAATATCATCACCATTGATGAGAACAGGTAAATCATTAATTTTATAATGTAAACCTGTATACTCCTCCAAAGCCATTTTATAGCAAATCATATTGATCAAACATAAGATTGGAAAAGATAGGACGGATCCCATCAATTGTCCAGTAACTTGTCGTATCGAAAGCACTCCATCTTCGAAACTAATTCCCTCACTATTTGCCCAAAGAAACTCTTTGAGAGATCGACCATCAAGTTGGTCAATCAAGGATCCATCAGCATCAAGTGCACTTAAACCACTTACGTCTATCAGATCAATCTTAGATTGATTTTCATGAACCAAGTTTTGGTAAATATCCTTAGAAAAATCTTTAGGATAGTGCATATCACAGGGTTGTAGTAAAAGCTCACAAATTTTGATAGTTTCAGAATCTAGACATAGCATTTTCGCTAAATATCTAAAGGTATGAATCGTATAATTCATAGAAATACTATCAGTTGCGGCCTTAAAATCACCACTTACCCATCGATCTAATTTCTTGCTAATTAAATCAGTTTTCTTGACGAGATCATATAGATCCTGTTCTCTAAGAGCCCTACCTGTTAGGGCAAAGCAATCAAAATCATGCAGACTTTGCAACATAACACGTTGTATATTATGACAATAAGTTGTCAAAATACCACTAGTCTTTGTGATCGTCCTAACCTTAAGGAACTCTTTAATAGGGATTACCGCTACATCAGAAACTCCATTAATAAACTCTTCTCTTATTCGATTTCTCATCGTATGACGAGAAAGAACGGGAAATCTAGTCTTAATACCAGATATCTCGAAGGGCTTATTCTGAAAGTCTTCCATATAACAGCGATCTATGAGCTCAGACAAAAGAGAGATCAAACATCGATCCTGTGGCCAACCACGCGTTCTTAACTGTTTGCGATAAAAAATTAACCTCTTGGGACCCATTTCAATGGACATTGAACCATCGATTTTAGTACTCTCCAAGGATCGATCAGTATCGCTAACCGGATATTTCTCTGAGAAAAACCCAAATACCTCTTGGTAACCACCACCTCCACCTCTTGAATTATCAAAAGTGGCACTTAAGGAAGGATCTATAATATCAAACTGATTCACTGCTTCAACATGAGAGAATTCTCGTAAAGCATAAACCGAAGCTTGTAAAAAAGTACCATCCATAGGTAATATTGGTTTAGTTAAGTTCTTAGCATGGGAAGTTAGTTCCTGAACTATAAAAGATTCAGTGACAACATCACATCCACGCTTTATACCTTGAAGGTAAGAACACCAAAGACGTAAATTCTTTTGGGTACGACTACATAGTCGATTCCGGAAAAACCGTCTTGCTGGACCAGTCCAAATTATTGGATCATAATTATAACTACATTTAGGTAATTCATTATCTAAATACTTGGCCATAGGATAGACCGTATGGTACTTTGCCCAAGAAACAAAATTCACTTCAGGAAGCTCATAAAGACTTTGTACAAAGCCTTGCAAACATTCAAAGGTGAAAACTTTCCCAAGCTTATCTGAATAATCAGCCAAGCATAAAAGTTCACTACGTAACATAGCTATAGTGTGAGATAAGCTCACACCCTGAACCAATATAAAATTCGCATTTTGTACAGACAACTTATAATCAAAGAGATTTCTAAGATTCAAGAGTTGCCGAGCACATAACGCCCTTCGACCTGTGTCAGTTGAATTCGTCCCCGCTTCGAGCTTTATTTGAACTCGACGAATATCACACAGATCAACTACCTGGTACTGCAAACCTGGGATTAACCGGAGTAAACCACTCTGGAAATCCTTTTTGCTACAAATAACTAATTCATTATATGATTTAGTTAGACGTAAACATCGGCGTAGTACCTCTACCATTGGTCGACCATTCGACCTTAGGTGGAGACGTATTTCATTGCAAAGTTCAATGCTTTGAAATAAACTATTTGAACACAAACAAGCATCGTATTGATTTTTAAAGTCATTCGATAAATCTTTAGATACGGAGGTGAAACCTTCCCTGCATTGTGATTGAACACACGGAGCTTTTTTTTCATTAAGGATCTCAGTAAGAGACCCACGCTCTGATGCCGGGCATTCGCCCTCCGTCTTCTGATATATCAGGTTGTACGTTTGCATTTCAAATTGTCCCC